ACATGCCTTGAAGCCCTTGAGCAATGCACCGACACCGACACGCGGCCGATGCGGCGGCTAGTGGCAAGGGTGCTCCGCGAGTGGGAGCGCATGTACGGAGGCAAGCGATGAGCATACAAGCTAACGGAGCCCGAGCGGTGCAGCATTTGCTCCGATCGATTCAGGGGCGGTGTAAGGATTGCTCCATCCCAACGTTCGCATCGATTTGCAAGGGCGGCTGCGATTACGTGATTGCCAACCACTACGAACTGCCGCCAGATCACCTCTGGGCGAGCTTCAAAATTGATCTATTAGTGTCGGAACGCAACAAGGAGCGGTTGAAGATCTTGTTGCAGTATGCCACCCGAGAACACGAGTGTGGACAGCAGGATGAAAGAAAAGATCAGCCGCACGAAGCGGGCCGCGAATAACCACGGGACCACCATGCCGTTTGAGGCAACGGTGAGTGCGACACCTGCCAATAAGTGGTGTGACTGCCGGGAGAGCTCGGCGCGCTCTTGAGAGGCTGACACAGGAGAGGCGCAATGCAAGAACACATCTGCCGTGAAGCGACTGAGTGCACCTGCTCGCGGGGTGCACTGGAGCCGAGCGACAACTGTCCGCTGCACGGCTGCTATTTGCCGCCGCGCTGTGTGATTTGCGGACGGTTCATGCCGTGGCCGGCGGAGATGCGCGACGGGCGAAAGGATTACCAGCCGTGTGAGGAGTGCAATTATGCGGAATTCCTGAGAGAAATGGGAGAGATTGACGGCTAGGGGTCGAATCGAATGGTGCGATGCCGTCTGGGATCCAACCACCGGCTGCATGGTGGCCGAGTGATTTGCAAGTCAGGGAGGTGCCAGGTGCCGCGAGGTAAATCGCCGCGAGGTAAATCAAAGCACTGTCGGGATTGTAAGTGGTTCGAGCAGGTAGGCCTCCGTTGGGGCAACTGCCTTGCTCCACTGCCAGAGTGGTTACGGATACAAATCAATGACTTTGGCAGCGATGACTGCGACTGCTTTTAGCCGCGCAAAGATCGGAAGGAGAAGTGATGGAGGAACGTGAAAGCGTCACCTTTTATCGCGGGGGGCTTAATGATTTTCGCAAAGAAATCAGACAGCTCGAAGCTGCGCTCATGCATTTAGGCTTTTATAGGATTCCACAATGGGAGCATTTGCTCCGTGACTATAAGAGCGTCTTACGGGAACTGGAAGAGCTGAAGCAGCGCCAGCAAGAAGGTGCGACATGGCACGAAAAAAGCTGAGCGATTGGGAGCGGGGCTTCTATCAGGGGTTCGCAATGGCTATTTCCGCGTTAGCCCTCCCGCCATATAATCAGCCTAAAGCTGCCTGGCGTCTGTGCCGCCATCACGGCTTCAGCGTTGAGGGTCTGATGGCTGTGGCTGGTGAATCTAGCCAGCTCGGCTTACGTGAGGTGCACAACGAACAGATGGCGGAGCCGCGGCTCGAATCTGAAGCGCTGAGATGAGAATGATGCCCAATCCCGTTTGTGCCACAATGCCCATGGAGGCAACGATGGCACGACCGAGAAGTCAGAAGGGTGGATGGGTGAAGTCTCGCAGCACCTGGACAGTGCAATACCGGGAGTACGATGCGGAAGGGAATTGGGGGTGGCGGTACGAGTACCTGGGGGCAAAGAAGGACATGGGCGTCCGGGAGGCCGAGCGCAAGCGCCGAGAGTTCATGGCGGCTATCAATCTCCGCAACTGCCGCCCCTCCAGCAGCACCACGCTCAGCGAGTTTTGGGCGTCGCGCTTCGAGCCGCAGGTGGTGTGGCGGCTGAAGAAGGCCGGGCGAACGCACTATGCAACCCGGTGGCGGATGCTGGAACCCCTGATAGGTGGGTGCAGACTGTCAGACGTTGACGCGGGCACGATTGAGGGCGTTGTGCGGCAACTGTTCGAGCGAGGTTACAGCGTGCAAACGGTGGTGCACGCGAAGCACTGCCTATCGGCGATCTTTGAGCACGCGCGGAGACTGCGGTTGTACCAGGCGGAGAATCCGGCGCGGTTGGTGAGCTTGCCTGCCGTGCGGCACGAGCGGCGCCCTACGTACACGGTGGAACAATTGCGCCTGGTGCTTTCGCGGCTGACACCGCCAGCACGCGAGATGGCGCTCCTGTCGGTGGCTACTTCAATGGGACCGGCGGAATTGTGCGGACTCCGTCTGCGGAATTGCAACTTCACGCCCCAGCCTGTGCAGGTGGACGGAATCATGGTCGCGCCCTACTCAGTAGCCGTCCGCGAGAATTACTATCGCGGCGAGTACGGCTCGTTGAAGACATCCAGCCGGGAGCGGATCGAGGGCTTGACGCCGGAGTTAGCGGCAATGCTTGCTGCTTTGGTCCAGCGGTCGAAGCGCCAGGACCCGGAGGCACCGCTGTTCCAGAGCCGCCGGGGAACCCCGGTTGACTCGCACAACATCGCCAACCGGCAATTCCGCAAGCTAGCCGACACGCTCGGATTCCCGGTGACGTGGTACGGCTTTCGGCGTGCACACTCGGCGCTGGCCGGCCAGATTCCAGGGATTCCGTTGGAAGATCGGCAGCGGACGATGGGGCATCGTGACGCGAGCATGACGTTGTACTACAGCGTCCAAGACGTGGAGCGGCGCCGGGCGATTCCGGAGGCGATTCTGGGCGAATTGGGATGGTTTTGTGGTGCATTTGATACATGCGAGGAGGACAGTGACGGGCAAGTCCAAAGCATTCAGTGAGATACGTTGCCCCGGCATTTGTGAGCATCGGCCTTCTAAGCCGAGGGTCGCAGGTTCGAGTCCTGCCGCGCCTGCCACGCCATTCAACAAAGTCAACAACTTACGACAATCACGCGGGCTACCCGTGCGTCTGAGCACCGGCTTTTCGAGCACCGATGCTCAAGTTTTGATGAGCAATTGTTAACTGATGTGGCTGTACGTCCCAAATATATCTCGCTCTTCGCCGGAGCCGGGGGACTCGACCTGGCCCTCCGAATCGCTTTGCCGCAAGCTCGCTGTGTTTGCTACGTGGAGAACGAAATCACTGTTGCCGCAATCCTGGCGGCGCGCATTGCGGAAGGCTCGCTGGACGATGCTCCTATCTGGTCTGACGTGCGATCCTTCGACGGTCGCCCGTGGCGCGGCAAGGTGGATGGAATCGTTGGCGGTTTCCCTTGCCAGGATCTCTCCGTCGCTGGCAAGCGAGCTGGAATCCAAGGGAAGCGCAGCGGCCTGTGGGCAGAGTTCGCTCGAATTATTGGGGAGGTTCGACCGGGATGGGTATTCATTGAGAACGTCCCAGGTCTCCTTGCTAACGAACCAATGCGAAGAGTTCTTGGAGACCTTTCCGCGCTCGGGTTCAATGCGGAATGGACGTGTGTACGAGCGTCGGATGTCGGAGCACCGCACAAGCGGCAGCGGGTGTTCGTCCTGGTCCACAGCCCAGGCGGCGGATTCGACGAAATGGTGGAGGACACCGTCGGCGGGGCATCCAAGCAAAGGCGGGGCGCAAGCTCCGGCGAAGCGGCTCAGCGGCGGTCATACATTAGACCTTCAGGATCAGGTGTTGACATTTTCCCTCCCGGACCAGCCGATCCAGCCTGGAGGGACGTGCTGGTGCGGACGCCGCTGGTGCGGACGCCATGGCTGCGACCTGCGATTTCACAAGCGGAAGCTGAATCCGCTCTTCGTGGCATGGCTGATGGGCTGGCCGATCTGGTGGTGCATCACCGAACCAATGCTTTACGCGCACTCGGAAATGGAGTCGTACCTTTGCAGGCAGCGCTCGCGTTTGCGCACCTTGCTCGATGCGGGAGGAACGGATGAGCCTAGACGCATGGATTGACGAGTTCGACAGATCACCAGAAGAGCTCCTGCGCGGGCTGCTCCGCGAGAACCTAGAGAAGCACGGCGTCAGGGAGCAGGACGGCTACCTGGTGGAGGACACGCGCGATGCCGTGTATCAGTACTGGCCGATCCCCTGGCCGCCCATCAAGGACAGGAGTGCCTGGGTGCAGTATACCCAAACAGGCAATGCCGCAGTGCTGCTAGCGGCGTGGAGGAAGCAGAATGAGCGTCAAGACATGGATAAATGAATTCTGCCCAGAGGATGTATACACCGCCGGGAAAGGGACGGCAGGGCTGGCGCTGCAGCACTCAATTAGGAAATGGACGGGCCTGTTGGAGGAGAACCTCAAAAAGCACGGCTGCACCGCCTCGTTTGGCATCCGCTTGAACATTCACGACGAATGCGACGAGTGGCTGCCCAGCGAGTACATAGGGTGCGCACTGTGCGAGTGGTCCTGGCGTCAGGGTGCGAAGGATGGGGATAGCATCTGTCCACCGTGTCCGCTGTATAAGGCTCGTGGCGGTTACGACTGTAACACAGCGAGGCCCGATGAAACCGAATCACCCTGGCGTCATTATAGGCACACTCTTGACGCCCGACCGATGCTGAAGTGGTTACACCGGACGCAAAAACTGTTACAGCGAGGAAAGCTGAAATGAGCCTCAAGACATGGAAGCGTGAGTTCGCTGCGCCGGATGCTGATCTAAGCATTCCCGAGGCGCTGGACGCGATGATCTTGCAGTGGACCGGGCTGCTGCCCAGGAATCTGCGCGAGCACGAAATCACCGCAGCCCAAGCGCGCAAACTGATTCCGCGGTATCTCTGCAACGCCTGCCATAACGATTGCCGGAACTGTCCGGTAGCGCAAGTTAGAGCGGAGCCTCGGTCCTGTCGTTGCTACGCACTCCGGACAGGGGAGACGGAATCACCGTTCACAGCATTTTACACACGACTCGATGCAGAACCGATGCTGACCTGGCTGCGGCGGGCGAAAAAGATGCTAAACAAGGAGGATCGCGGATGACCACACACGAAAAGCTCATGCAGAGTCCGCAGTACCGCCGGCTCTACTATGTACATGGTGCTGGCATTGACGCTGCGGAGCTGGTGGCGCGGCTGCTGGGAGAAAACGCTACCACTCTCCCGAACGGCTAGGAATACAGCTTAGCAGGAACGACGAGCTTCACCAAGTAGACGGCAAGGCTGCTGTGAAACGCTTGCTCTCCTCTGGTGAAGTCTCGCTTCGGGATCTTGCCGCAATGCTCTACGAGCTGGGCTACGAGCTGAAGCTCAGCGCGCGAAAGCTGCCGGTAAGCGATAAGTCCTGAGCTAGCGCTATCCGTTGCCCGCGCCAACCAGCGGCGGGCCGGGGACTACATTCGCTCCGCCGGGCGGTATCCGGAGTGGTTGCTTGATGTTGAAGGCGCGAAACGCGGCGCAGAAGACAATTTGATGGAGGAAGCAATCATATTGCGCGAAATGGAACGGAAAGATGCCTACTCGCGCTTCCTGGAATCCAAGCGGCTTATTTACAGATCTGGCGGTCGATCAGTCAATGCAAGCGAAATCAACCCCATTCTATTTCCCTTTCAGCGCGATATCACACTGTGGGCGTTACGCAAGGGGCGGGCGGCCATTTTCGCTGATACTGGTCTAGGCAAGACCTTTATGCAGCTTGAATGGGCGCGGCTAATCACAGATAGGCCCGTATTGATCATTGCGCCCCTGTCGGTAGCCCGCCAAACCATCAGGGAGGGCCTCAAGTTGGGGCTAGATGTCGTATACAGTCGGGGCAGCAAATCGGCGCGATTAACCATCACCAATTACGAGATGTTTGATCGGTTTGACCTTCGGGCATTCGGCGCTGTGGTTCTGGACGAAAGCAGCATACTGAAGGGCCTGGACGGGAAGACACGAAAGGCTCTGACTGAGCGATGCCGAGATATCCGCTATAAACTCTGCTGCACGGCGACGCCAGCACCGAACGACATTACAGAGATCGCCAACCATGCCGAATTCCTTGGAATCATGAGCCGACTCGACATGCTCGCCACGTTCTTCGTGCATGATGCGGATGGCTGGCGGCTCAAGCGACATGGGGGGGCGCCATTCTACCACTGGCTTGCTTCTTGGGGCATGAGCGTTCGCAAACCGTCTGATCTCGGCTATGACGATGACGGCTACGTCCTGCCACCATTACAGGTTAAGCCAGTATTTGTTCACACCGACACCAAGCCCGCTAGCGCTCTATTCTGGACCGGCCTCAGCGGGATCACTGAACGCTCAGAGATCCGCCAGAAGACGATGGTGGAGCGCACAGAGGCCGCCGCGAAGCTAGCAAACAGGAGCGGGGAACAGTGGATTCTTTGGTGTGGCCTTAACAGCGAAAGCAAGAGGTTGGCATCAATAATCCCGGACTCTGTCGAGTTAACCGGCTCGATGTCCGCCGATCAAAAAGCAGAACTTCTCGAACGCTTTCAAGATCGCCAGATTCGCGTCCTGGTCACAAAGCCAAAGATTGCCGGTTTCGGGATGAATTTTCAGAACTGCCATCACATGGCATTTGTCGGACTGTCAGACTCATGGGAGGCTTATTACCAGTGCATCCGCCGCTGTTACAGGTTTGGTCAACAGCATCCAGTGTATGCGTACATCGTGCTCAGCGAAGCAGAGCGAACCATTTACGATAATGTGATGAGGAAGGAAGCCGAGGCGAATATGATGTCTGAGCGGTTGATTGAAAATGTACAACAATACGAACGCCAAGAGATCAGCGAACAGGAAGCGGATTTTAGCTACGAGACGGCCGATGCAACGGGGGATGGGTGGCGGCTTATGCTCGGGGACGCCGCCGAACGATTAGCTGAGGTTCAGGATGATTCTGTTGGGTTATCGATTTTTTCTCCGCCGTTCCTCTCGCTTTACACGTATTCCCCGACGGAGCGAGACATCGGGAACTCCCGAGATGAAGAGGAATTCTTTCGCCACTTTGGTTTTGTCACGGACCACCTGCTCCGGATTACGCAGGAAGGCAGAAATTGCTGCGTCCACGTGTCCCAGGTCCCGGCCATGTTAGTCCGAGATGGGTACATCGGCATCAAGGATTTTCGAGGCAAAACCATTGACCACTTCGAGCGCCACGGATGGATATATCACGGGGAAGTCTGCATCGACAAGGACCTGCAGGCTCAGGCGATCAGAACCAAGAGCAAGGCATTATTGTTTGTCCAGCTAAAGAAAGATTCCTCGTGGCTTCGTCCGGCACTCGCCGATTACGTCCTGGTGTTCCGCAAGCCGGGCGAGAATAGGCATCCCATCAAGCCGAAGATCACAAACGAGGAGTGGATTGAATGGGCGAGACCGGTATGGTACGGAATCCGGGAATCCGACACCCTTAATATCCGGGAGGGCAGGGGCGATGATGATGAGCGCCACATCTGCCCCCTCCAGCTAGGGGTCATAGGGAGGTGCATCAAACTGTGGAGCAACGAGCGGGATCTCATTTGCTCGCCATTCGCCGGCATTGGATCGGAGGGCTACGAGGCCATCAGGCTCGGTCGGCGGTTTGTCGGATGCGAACTGAAGCGGAATTATTTCGATGCGGCTGTCAAGAATCTGAGACGCGGCGAAGATCAACAAGCACAACTATCACTGAAATTGTGAAGTGCGGTATATGACCTATGCCTAATAGAATCAACCGGGAACCCACAAAACGCTCCGGCTGTGACCGCAAAGCCCCCGAGGAGCGAGTGTTACACGAGACGCAAAATGGCTTTGTGCTCACCCGAAATGATCTGTGTCTCACGATTTCCAAGCGGATGCTGGCGAAGAGGGGCAAGAATGCAGGCAAGGAATATTTGAAGCCGGTTGCTTTCCATGGCCGCCTGGGCGAGGCGCTGCGTGATCTCGTCGAGTGCGCTTCCGGCGAGGACGCGAAAACGTTGGCGCAATGGATGCGGTCATACGTCGAAATCGGCAGGGAGATCATTGCCAAGTTTGAGTAGCCATGATTGAGGCGGACCATGAAACGCGGAACCCCTGAACACCCTAAGATCCAATTGCTCGCTGATCGGCTCAGCGAGGCGGGCCTAGGAATGCCCAAAACCCTAGCTGTAGGGATATTAGAGTCACTGTGGCATTGGGCGTCGAAGTACGCCATCCAGGGCGACATCGGGAAGTGGCCGGATGCCGTCATCGAGACGGCGCTGGGCTGGACTGGCGAGAAAGGCAAGCTCATTGAGCTACTCATTGAGACGGGTTGGGTCGATTCGGCACCAGAGCCGCACCGGCTGGTTATCCATGACGTTGCCGAGCACGCGGACAATACTTGGCGTACCGCGCTCTCTCGGGCGGGGCTGACCTGGTGGGACGGTTCCGACCCACGCCACCCATCGCGCGGCAGACCAGTACAGAAATTCAACAGAAATTCAACAGAAACTCAACAGAAACTCAACGGAGACTCAACAAAGACTCAACGAAGATTCAACAGAAACCCAACAGAGCAGTACCACACAATACGCGGCGTACCGGCTAAGTCTAACAAAACATTGGTAGTTAACTCCGATATTCAACAGAAATTCAACAGAAACTCAACAGAAACTCTACTACCAGAGCCAGAGCCTAAGCCGGAGCCAACACACACCGACCGTATCGTGACGGTAACACCGTCTGGCGGAACGCGGCAAGACTCTGAGGTGTGTGTGTCTGAAGATCACCTGGACAGGTTCGAGCGGATCTACGAACGCCATGCGAAGAAGGACGGCCGGATTTTAGCCGAGCAAGCATGGACAGAGAGGCTGAGCGAGTTTCCGGACTCACAGCACTCGGAGGCTGCTGCCCGCATTGACGAACGACACAGGGCATGGGTGGAGCACGTCTCAGCCGAAGGCATTGAGCCTCGCTACTGGCCGGCGCTCCATCGGTGGCTCAGGGAGAAGCGCGATCTGGACAAAATTCCGGAGCCGAAAGATCCATTCGGGAGGCTGTATGACGAAAGCAAGGAATGACGTAGCTAATCCGGTACACGAGTTCGACGTGCAGTGGCTTGATTGGTACGTCCCGGAATGCTGCGGTCTCAACCGTCGGGAGATAGAGAATCTTTGGGGCGATTTCAGCCGGCGGATCTACGGCGCAAGCTGGCATGATCCAGATAACAAATCAAGACTGCGATTTCGGCGCTGGCTCAAGGGTAGGTGAATGGCTACGGCGACGCTCCCGGCGGCGGTCGATATTGAGCGGCTGATCCTCGGCGCCGCGATGACCGACGCCAAGGCCCTCCTCGCTATGCTTTCCTCGCTTCAGCCGCTCGACTTCTCGTTGCGCAAGCACCAGTTGATCTTTACCGCGATGCGGGAGCTGCATGCGCAGGGGCAATCGGTGGACCGGGTGACGCTGGCGCATCGACTGGAGGAGACGGGCGACCTCCGCAGAATCGACGGGCTGAGTTACTTGGTGAGCCTGGATGACGGACTGCCGCAGCTGTATGGCTTGGCATCGTATATCCGGACAGTCCAAGAGGCGGCAATGCGCCGGCGGCTCATCCATGCGGCACGTGCGATAGCCAACGAAGCAGCAGAGGGGACCGGGACAGCAACGGAACTGCTTGAGCGGGCCGAGCAGCAACTCCGAGGCATTGGCGGCAAGCGGACGGATGGGGACTTTTTATCGCTAACAGAGTACTTGGAGCGCGAGTCGCCGCTTGAGGATTTTCTCAACCCAGCGCGGATGAAGCCGGTGCTCCCGCTTCCTTGGCAGCACCTGAATGCGATTGTCGGTGGGGGTTTCCGGCGCGGCGAACTGGTGATCATCGCCGGGCGGCCGTCGCACGGCAAAAGCGCTGTTGCTGGCGCCATCTGCCACTACGCTGGCAAGTGCGGGCGGCACGGGCTGCTCGCTTCCTTGGAGATGGGGCGAGCGGAGATTTGGCGCCGAATGATCGCAGCGGCGGCGCAGGTCAACATGCAGCACTGGCGCAAGGGCCGGCTGAGCAATCTGGAGCGGCGGGAAGTTGCGGAAGCTGCCAGAGAGCTTGCGGACTTACCGGTCTATGTCTCAGACCAGCCCAGCCGGACGGTTCTTTCGCTGCACGCGGCACTGCAGCGCCACAAATCCGCAGGGCGGAAAGCGGATTACATGGTGATCGACTACCTGCAATTGCTCCGCGGTGCCGACAGGACCGAAAACCGAGTGCAGGAGGTTTCGCAGATGACGCGGGACCTGAAGCTGTTGGCAGCCGAGCATCAGATTCCGGTGATAGCGCTGTCGCAGATCCGGCGCTATCAGGATGAGGACGAAAAACCGCCATCGCTATCAATGCTCCGGGAGAGTGGAACGATTGAGCAGGATGCGGATATTGTGCTGGTGATCTGGCAGCGGCGGAAGGCGCGCGAGGATGCGATGGAGGCGGGGAATCCAGTGCCAACGCGAATCAGCGTGGAGAAGCAACGCAACGGGCCAATAGGCGCGGCAAAACTGCTATTCCAGCCGCGCTATCTGAGATTAGAGGATGCTGTGGACGGCTAGCGCAACGATGTTTCGCCGCCGCTGTGCCGCTTCGACTGCAGCCACGCCGCCCGGCGCTCCGAGTGTGGACGGATCGGTTGCGGCCGGTGATCCTCCGGGTTGAGTCGCGAATGCTTGCTGCGGCGGCTCATCGCTGCTAAACCCGCCGCCCAAACACCATCTGAAAGGAGGACGTATGATCCTCCAGCGCCCCATCAGGCCCAAGCAGGATGGTGTGGACGGTCACCTCTTGAACGCCGTCGTCCGAACAGACGGCGGCAAACTGGTGAGGCGACAGCTCCACCTGGCCCCTGGTCATATCCTGGTTGCCGCGGAACTCAATCCACTCACCAGAATTGATGGTCAGGTATCGGTCCGGCCCGAGAACATCGTCCTCGATGATCTCTTGCACGGATTCTGCCTCCATGTCTGGCAACTTGTTGAGCCGCCCCTCGGCTATAACCCGATATGCTTCGTAAATCGGATCTTTGGGCTCGATCCGACGAGGCTTGTCCCGCTCCGCCCGAAGTGCGGCGACCTCGTCTGCATATCGTCCGAGATAGTACTGATAGCGATAACCGTCAGCCCAGTGCGAGTAATCTGGGACATCGGTGATCTTCCAGCATCCGCAGTGCATGCAGACGGTTTGACAGCGGTGATACCGCTTCCCGTCCAGTTCAATGGCCATATCCGGAGCATCGGGACCCAGGATTTCAGTGCAACATTGCCAATCATGCTCCCCATGAGGGCATGGGGGCATCTCAGACGATGCCGTCTCGTGTTTCATTGCTTCCTCCTTGTTACTGCTCTTTGACTGTTGGGCGGTCCTGGGCAGCCGGACCCGGCTCAGCTTGCGCTGCCCGGAGTACACCGGCGAAGACCTCCCGGAAGCCCGGCACCGTAGAGACGTGGCATGATTGGGCTACCGCGCCGTGACGGCTGGGGCTACTTCCGGCCTATGATCAGCGGCGCGCCAACCACCTCATCACCGCCAATTGGCCGGGGAGCACGGATTACGCTCCCTGCCCAGGCTTAACCGCCCGCCCCACGCCGCTCAGCGAGTGGCGCAGGGTGACGGGTCAGCTCTCGGGGCGATTGACTTCCAGTTCGATTGCCCGCCGAAGATCGGCGGGCGTGATGCCCTCCCATCGGGTATCTCCGTCACTGATCCGCTCCCGGATCAGCTGCATGTTGTAGCTCACCGCCTCGTCCAGCCCGAGGCGGCGGACATCATCTCGGATTGCGGCGGGGTCGGTATCGACCCAGCCGTGCGCTGTGACCTGATTCATGATTCACCTCCCGACGCCCCTTACGGGGCGTTTCGGCCCGCGGCTCATCAGGGGAGGAGGCGGGCTTATGACCCGAGATCGAACAGGTGCTGCCATGGCGGGTGCTTCCGCCGGAGATAATCCGGATGGCGGCGCACTTCGCCGATGCAATTGCCCCGCGCGTCCCGAACGATAGCCGGGGCGCGGAGGTGCTGGAGCCAGCGCCAGCAGCTCTCTCTATCGTGGAATCGGCGCAGATGGTTACCGCGCCGATCGGTCCAGGCGACGGTGACGTACCCGCGCTTATCGAGGGAGGCGCCCTCAGTCCGTGTCATTCTGGATTTCCTCCGCTTGGCCTCCTTCTAGTTAGAGGGGCGGCTCAAATCCGGCCCTGCCTCCGAAGCCGTGTCACTATGTGACTGCACGGCTCCCACCCGCACATGTCGCACGGGTTGTCGGAGTCAACGGCGAAGAGGCCTTCGCCTTCATCCTGCACTGCGGCCTTGTAGGCCGCCTCCAGCGAGCCGTACCGGCTCTCCGGGTATCGCCCGACCACTCGACCGTCTGTGGCGCTATAAAATATTACCATTGAAAATTTCTCCTTCATGCCCACTCAGTCAAGACCCGATAGGCCGTCTCCAGGTCCATCGAGCCGCGTCCTGTGGGCTCCACGCTCCTGGGAGTCGTGATCTCCCAGGAGCATTCATACCATTCCGCCCCGGTGTCGGCGTCCTCGACGATGTAGGCCGAGTGAGCCTCAGGATCTGCCGGAGCGGTGCATACGGTGCCCTCGCGCTCCATGCACCACCGCTCTACATCGTCCCAGCGGTGGGCAGTGGCCGGGAGATCCGGCTTCCACAGCCGGAGCTCATAGCGGAGCGGGAGCGGGATATCGATTCCCTGCCCCCGCAGGGCGTCAGCGTGGCAGACGGTATCCGCCACGAACGGGGCAAGCCACTGGAGCCGCACTAGCCACCAGTGGCGCTCACTCGGGCGGTACACCCGTGCCGCCCGGGTGGAGCGGAAATCCGGGAAGCGGATGAGGATGTAGTGCTCCTCAGTCATCCCGGTCTCCTTTCAGCGCCGCGGCTCCGTAGATCCGCCGCAGCACCGCAAGTCGATCCGCCAGCTTCCGCTCGCGGTATGCAAGCGGCGCCGGCGAACCATCAAGGTTTGTCAGCGCCATGCATTGGCGCCGGGCGGCTTCGACGGCGCATCGCGGGCATACCCGCTCCAGATAGGCGGCGATCCGCCTCTGCCGAGCCGCGCCCCGCCCCATATAGGGCGGCAGCACCGCTTGATGACCGCAGCGGTGTTTCATTTTCATTTTCCTTTCAGCGCCGCGGTGAATCCGCCGCGGCGCGCGATCAGTTCCTTCG